CTTTTTTTTGGCAGTTAGAGATTTAATCGTTAGATTTGTCAATAACTTAAAATTATATCACATGAATCGAGAGAAACTCGCAAAACTCTACAAGAAGTATGACCTTAGTTCTGATGAGATATTTAAACATCAGCACTACATGATTATCACCAGAGCAGGTATTGACAAGATACAAGCCATTGAGGGAATCAACATCGAATACGATGTCATAAATTCTTTACCTAACTTTTCGGTAGTAAAAGCTAACGCTAACAAGGGAGATAAAGAAATAGAGACTTTTGGTTCAGCCTTGAAAGGAGAGACCCATAGAGATGGAAACTGTAATACATGGTATGTTATGGAGATGGCTGAAAAGAGAGCCATGAGCAGAGCAGTGCTAAAGATGACAGGATTCTATGAGCTTGGTGTATTCGGAGAGGATGAATCAGAGGACTTTAAGAGAAAGAATATTTAACCTTTATTTTTTATATTATGAGTAACAATTCAGAAAGAAAGTATGTTGGTAACGGAAAGAAAGTTGACAACTATGATTTAGTAAATTTCTCTATTAAGATGAGCCAGGCTGAAAGCCACATCTACGAGTACAAAGGAGAGAAGTATTTAAGAATGACCATGGGGGCTAACAAAGATGGTGCTAATGAGTATGGTCAGACCCATAAGATTTGGATTGATGAGTACAAGCCAGATAACAACAACAACAACGCTCCTAAAAAGCAGACTGCTGACATAGGGGATGGATTGCCATTCTAATCAAATCAACTAAGATGGGGGTAGGGCATTAGTTTTACTCCCATTTTTTTTTATCACATGGATATGAAAGGGAAAACAAAGTTTATAAATATAAATGTTTCGTTTATGAATAAATCACTTAGTGTTACTGAAAGTGCGTTACTTTCACTAATCAAGGGTTTGAGTAAGAAGAAAGGATACTGTTTCGCTTCAAATAAGGCGATTTCAGACACTTTAAACATATCAGATAGGACTTTATATAGGTTGCTCAATAAACTTGAAGCACAGGGCTTCTTAGAGCGTGATACTAAATCTACTGGACACTATGGAAAAGAACGTAAGATTAGATTATCTCCAAGTGCCAATATGACAGATTATAGTATATAGTTATATATATATAAAAATAAAAAAAATATATATACCATGTTATATTTATATATTACAGTATAATGCTTGTAGAAGAAACTTTTAGCAGTTTAGGTATAAGGGTAAAGAATAATTCTGTACAACAGAAAGTTCAATGCCCTAACTGTATTAAGCTCGGTAAAGAAAACTACAAAGACACTTGTCTTAGTATTAACATAAAAGATGGACTATACAACTGCCATAAATGTGGATGGCATGGTGTATTGAAAACTAATGGAATATCAATGAATCAAAGTAGAAAGAGTTACAAGAAACCCCAAAAGAACAAACTAAAAAAACTAACAAAACAAGGAAGAACATTTCTAAATTCAAGAGGTATAACTGATGAGGTTATTAAAAATAACAAGATAGTATCTTCTTTAGATAACAAGAGTATTGTTTTTCCCTATTTAGTAGATAACGAGATAGTAAATTATAAAACACGAGGTATTGATGGCAAATTCTTTACTCAATCAAAAGATGCCGAACCAGTAATATACAATTACGATAACTGCAAGGAACGAGATACTATAGTTATTTGTGAGGGGGAAATGGATTCATTATCATGGGAGGTAGCAGGTATACCATTCCATACAAGTGTTAATATGGGAGCTCCTAACATTGGAGATAAAAACATAGATAAGAAATTAGAGTGTATTACTAATTGTTATAGCGTGTTTCAGAGTGCCAAAATTATCTACATAGCTACCGATAATGATGATAATGGTAGAAACCTTGAAAAAGAACTTGTAAGGCGGTTTGGTGCTGATAAATGCAAATTAGTCGATTTAAGACCATTTAAAGATGCAAATGAGGTATTACTCGAGGAAGGGGTAGAAAGTCTAAGAGAACGCCTTAAAAACGCTCACAGCCCTAAGTTAGAAGGTATATTTTCTGTAGATGATGTTAGTGATAGTATGTTGGATGGATATCACAATGGTCAAGAGAGAGGTAGTACAACCTATGTTCCTGCTATAGATAGTGCCTGGACATGGAGAAATGGAGAGGTAAATATCTGGACTGGATATCAAAATGAAGGAAAGTCTATGTTTTTGAATCAACTGGCAACTATTAAGTCATTTTATGATGGTTGGAAGTTCGGTGTTTTTTCACCTGAGAATATGCCTATGAATGATTTTTTCAATGATATTATAGAGATGTACATGGGTAAAAGTGCTGACCCATTTTATCGTAGTCATCAGATGTCTCTTGATGAATATAAGGAAGCTATGCAGTTTGTAAAGAAACATTTCTTCTTGATTTATCCTAAGAAAGATTTTACCCTTGATAACATTTTCCATCGTGCAAGTTATTTAGTTAAGACAAAAGGTATTAGAAGTTTAATCATAGACCCTTATAATACTGTTCAGCATAAAATGAGCAAGGGTGAAAGAGAGGATTTGTATATATCAAGATTTATGAGTGAACTTAAAAGATTTGCCTTGGACTATAACATTTCAATACACCTTGTAGCACACCAAGTAACTCCGATGAAAGGAGATGATGGTAGATACGGTAAGCCAGATGTGAATCGTATAAAGGGTGGAGGTACATTTGCCGATAAAGCTGATAATGTAATGTTTATATGGAGACCTGAGAGAGCATTAGATTTCTCTAATACCAGTGTAATATTCGGCAGTCAAAAGATAAAGAAACAAAAGTTAGTGGGGATACCTCAAGAAGTTCATGGTATACACTTTGACGTTAAATCACAAAGGTATATGTTTAATAATTCAACACCATTTACAGATATAGATGCCAAGCGAAATTAACATTACATTGCCTACTTATTCATTTTCAGGCAAAACTAAACATTATTTGAATTTAAACCAGTATCGTAATTGGCATTATGGTGTTAGTAACAGTATAAAAAGAAACTACAAAAAAACTATATCTGATAGATTAAACTTCAAGTTTGATGGTCAGGTAGAAATTAAGTATAAATACTATGCACCAGATAGAAGAGTTAGAGATTTAATGAATGTAGTGAGCGTTGTAGATAAATTCTTTCAGGATGCTATGGTAGATAAGGGATGCATTATAGCTGATGATACAAGCATTGTGAAGAAGATAACTGTGGATTACATGGGTATCGACAAGGCAGATTCAAGAATAGAAGTAACTGTAAAAGAAGTATTATGACAGTAAATAGTCTTTCAGGAGGTAAAACGTCAAGCTATATAGCAGCTAACTATCCTGCGGACTATGATGTATTTGCTCTTGTAAGAATCGAACACGAACCATCTAAATTTCCTGACAAGAAAATAATACAAGAAGTAGAGGACAGAATACAAGCACCATTTATTGCAACTGCTGAAGATGATATGATTATCTATACTATGTTGGATTTAGAGCAATACATAGGTAGAAAAATAACTTGGGTAACAGGTAAGACATTTGACAAAGTATTAGATAGTGCAGGAACTTTACCTGACCCTTTAAGAAGGTACTGTACAACAGAAATGAAAATGCAGCCTATGTTTGATTGGTGGAGAGAAACAGTAAAAACACCTTGTGAATTTAGGTTAGGTTTTAGGGCAAATGAAACTAAAAGGGCAAACAGAACAACTGCGAAAACAAACCAAAATGGTTTTTTAGAAATGAAAGCAGTAATCGGTAAAAGAAAAACAAGGAATAAGTGGGGATTAGTAGAATGGCAAAAACCAACTTACCCACTAATAAACGACAATATATATAAAGACAACATAGAAAAATATTGGAAAGACAAACCTGTTAGATTTGCTTGGATGAATAATTGTGTTGGATGTTTTCATAAAAACCCATTACTTATAAGAAAGATGTGGGAACAACACGAAAACAAATTACAATGGTTTGCTTCTAAAGAAAGATTAAAGCACAAAAAAGATGTTTGGTATAAAGACAAAAACTTATCTTTTTTAGATATTAAGAATTGGAATGTGCAACAAGAACTATTTAATGATGATTTTAACGAATGTGATTCAGGTTACTGTGGAATTTAAAGCAATTTAATATGTATGTACAGCTTTTCCCTATATATGGGATTATGGTGGGGGTCAATTACTGGAATACAGAATTGGATACCGATGAAGAAACGGAAGAGATAGAGCATTTATTTCAGATAATGCTTTTTATAATAGGAATATCATTTCACTTTTGGAAGCCAAGAACCTCATAGAAGTATTGTCTAATAGACATAAAGAATGGTTCTTCATGGCAAAATCCTTTGGATGTGATGATGAACAAGCAAATGAATTAGTACAAGAGATGTACATAAGAATGTACAAGTATGTCGATTCATTGGAAAAGATTATGTATAATGAATCAGAAGTAAACACTTACTATGTTTATGTAACTCTTAGGAATTTATATTTATCTGGATTTCATAAAGATAGTAGACCTAATCATGTTCCAATTAATGATTCAGTAGAAAAGGAATATAAAGAAGTTAATTTACATTCCGAATTAACATTGGAATCGCTGATTAGTAAAATAGAAGGAATTGTGTCTGACTGGTATTGGTATGATAAAAAGATGTGGGATGTCCATTTCTATAAAAAGAAAAGCATGAGGAAGATAGCAAAAGAAACCAAGATTAGTTTAAGTTCAATTTTTAACACTTTAAGTAATGGCAAAGATAAAGTCAGGGAAAACACCTCCGAAGAATACCAAATCTACAAAGAATCCAAGTAGGGGATTTGGAGATACATTGGAGAAGTTTTTTATTTTTATTGGTATCAAGAGACTTGTAAAATGGTTTGTTGGTGAACAGGACTGCGGATGTGATAGCAGGAGAGATTATTTAAATCAAATATTTCCTTATGGTAAACGAGATAAGTAAGGAGGATTTTTTATATTTAGATAACTATTATAAAACCAAAAGCAACACTGTTACTACCGAGGTTCAACAAGACATGGTAGAGATATACGAGAAGGTATTTAACGAAAAGATAAGTTGCACACCATGTTCTTTTAAGAGTAAAGTTCATGATAAATTAAACATGATATATGAACAATACAAGTCTAATAAAAAATAGGAACAAGGTAAAGCAAGTTATAGACTTTACAGGAGTTCAAAATGGCAAACTTCATCCATCAGATATAGATGGTGTATTAGAATTTGACAATAAGGTTTTAATATTGATTGAGGTTAAGCGTAGGTTTAAACCCATCCCTACAGGTCAAAGACTTCTACTTGAAAGGATTTGCGATAGTTGGCATGATGAAGAGAAATCTATTGTTCTAAAGGTAGAGCATGAATTCGATGATGACACTATGGATATACCCTTATTACAATGTAAAGTTACAAGAGTCTACTTTAAGAAGCATTGGATTACACTTCCTGAACCACAATTATTTGTCAATTATGTGAATCAATTAGGGGTGGAGTGGGATTGTAAGAAATGTAAATTTTAGACAAGCTATGGAATTTTTTGTATTATATGCAGTGTGTAGAGTATTAGAAGAAGGTTTAAAAACTATATATTATAAATTAAAGTCATGAGTGATAGCGTTACCAGTTATTGGAATAGAAATGATACCAGTGGTACTCCCAATAAACCAAAGAGTCTAAAGGGTATTAAAGACCCAATAGTAGAGAGTGTAAAGAATATGCTTACCCTTAGAAGTAAATTAGGGATTGCGAAATATGATACTACTTTGTATGATAATAAACTTACTACTCTACAGTGGCTTCAACATCTACAAGAGGAGCTCTTAGATGGGGCTTGTTATATTGAACGATTAAAAAAAGATTTAGATAAATGAAAGAGACTACTCTTATAAACATGAGACGAGAGATAAAAGAACTCCAGATATTCTGTGTGGCACTCTCCAGAAGATTAGAGAAATTAGAACCAAAAGATAACCAAAAAGAATAATTATGCCTTTAAACATGAAACCCAAGAAGTACGAAGAGAAAGTAGACTTCAACAGACGATGTATGAATAATGCTAAAATGATATCAGAATTCCCAGACAGAGAACAAAGGTTTGCAGTTTGCCAAACTTACTGGAAGGGTAACTTCGACCCTAAACAATAAAATGTTAAAGTTTTTGTAGTTAGTTATATTTTTGTATAGATTTGCTTAAAACAATAAATCATGAAAGTATTACTTAACTTCCCCAAGCTATTTATCATATTCCTACTTCTGGCATTTTTCTATATACTGGAAATTATAGTGTATATAGTTTACTATCTGGTAGAATCTCCCCTGAATTTTATAGGGGCTCAGATAGAGAAGATAATCAGAAAACTATTAAAGTATGTAAGATAATGGGAAAGACAAAGGAATTTTTAGAGAAAGAGTGGTTTTTAGAATCACAAAGAGCAGAACTCCATTGGATGGAACAAGAATATGAACAATCAAAACAAAAATATGCAAGAAAGTATAACAACCTTAGATGGGATAGAGTGGGGTAAAGAAGAAATCCTTGAGAATATGATGAAGGATGAATTCTACTACCAATATCTCGGAAGAAATGCACTATCAAGCAGTTCAGTAAAAAAACTACTTAGCTCACCAAGGGAATATGAAGATTCATTGATGGTAGGGTCTAAAACAAACCCTGCATTTGAATTCGGATGGCTATTCCATACCGCAATACTCGAACCTCATGTATATGAGAAGCAAGTGTTTGTAGATATAAAGGGAAGGAACACTAATGCCTTTAAAGAAGCACTAAGCGAACATAAGAGACCATTCACCATGAAAGAGAAGGAAGACGTAGAAAGACTAGCAGAATCCTTCTATAACAATTCAAGAGCGGTAGATATGATGCAACACACTCGAAAAGAAGTTCCTGCTATTGGCAATCTATTTGATATGCCATTTAGAGCGAAGGCTGATGTTTTAGGAGATGGATATATATTAGATTTAAAGACCACTGGCAATATTAATAAGTTTGAGTATTCTGCAAGGGAATATCTCTACAGGTGTCAAGCGTATATTTATTGCAAGTTGTTTGATATAGATTATAGGGACTTTACTTTTATAGCTATTGACAAGACTACCGCCACTATTGGATTCTATGGGGTAAGCGAGAAATCTTTTATTGCAGGTAAATACGATGTAGAACAAGCGGTAGATGTTTATAGAGAGTATTTTATAGAAAAGAACAAGGAAGTGTATGATTATGAGTTGGAGGGTGATATCTGATATGTTTGAGATAATATCTATATTTTACATAACAGGAATATTAGCTTTGTTGATAGCTTTGATGATAGATAAAAATTAAATGTATTTAGATAAGCAAGAATGTTTTGACGACATACTCCACTCATTAAGATTAGGGGTTTTAAAGGAATCGGATTTAAGGTATCTGTTAAACTTTTATAAAGAGACAGAGAACTACGAATGTTGTCAGGGCGTTATAGATGCTTACGTTGTGTATAAAAAAGAAAAGAATGGAATTAAAACAAATTAGAAAAATAGTAGAGAATCACACAAAAATTGATATAGGCGATAAGTCAAGAATCCAAAAGTTTGTATACACCAGAGCTATGTACTTCTACCTATGTAGAGAGTATACTTTATTTAGTTTAAAGGAAATAGGAAATTCAATAGGAAAAAACCATGCAACTGTAATTCATGGTATTAAATTGTTTAATGATTGGATTTCAGAACATGAATATGCATACATAAGGAAGTATGAAAAAATAGAACATGAGATTCAAGTTAAATTTAAAGTGAGGGGCGGGAAGTTAAAGACAAGAGGGTTCTATAAAAGAAAGTATTCTAAAATACTTAATGAACATAGAGCTTTAATCCACAAGCACCAGAACCTAAAGAAACTACTCAATATATAAAGATGAAAAAAGTTTTGGATGTTGCTTGTAGTGTGAAAGGAATGTGGTTTGATAAAAAAGATGATAGAGTATTATTTATGGACAAACGCAAAGAGACACATACAAATGTATATCCATCCTTAAAAAGTACTTTAATAATCAATCCTGACATAGTTGGCGATTTTACTAATATGAAATTCGATGACAATTCCTTTTGGCACATTGTTTTTGACCCACCTCACATAAAAAGAAATAAACTTGGTGAGATAACTAAAAGGTATGGGAAGTTAGATGATGATTGGAGGAATATGATTAGTAAAGGATTTAAAGAATGTTTTAGGGTATTAAAACCAAATGGCACTTTAATATTTAAATGGTGTGAAGTACAATTTCCTATTAAAGAAATATTAGAACTTACTAATGAAAAACCTTTGTATGGTCATAAAAGTGGTAAAAGAATGAATACGCATTGGGTTGCCTTTATAAAATAATAAACAATGAGTGGAGAAGAAAAAAGACCAATGAAACGTAAACAAGATGGCAGACGTAATAACGGTGCTATCAAAGGTATCTCCAGAGGACAAGGTAGACCTCGTAAGACTGCCGATAAAGATATAGCGGGTATGACTCTTAATGCCATGAAGAAAGCCTTTGGGAGTGAGGAGAAGGCTTGGGTGGAGGTTGCCAAATTAGCTAAGGAGGGTTCAATTCAGCACATGAAGTGGCTACTGGAATATCGTTACGGTAGACCGAAAGAGCAACAGAATATCAATATAGACACTAAGGTTAATATACCAGTAATAGACTTTAGTAAACCTAAAACAATAGATATAACTCCCGAACCAGAGAAATTAGAGAATGGACAAGAGGAAAAAGAAAATTAACAACCCAAAGGAGTTCCCACAGGACTTCTGGAATTACTTAGTGAATCCAATATTAGGATACTATGTTAAACCCGCTCACTTAGCAACAAGAGGAAAATTAAAGGATAATGGATAAAAAGAAAGTAAAGTTTATTCCGTGTGATGAATTTCAACAGATTTATCATTGGCAGAAACAAAAGAACGTAAGAAATAAAAGTAAGTATAAATCACTTTACAACGTCAATAAAAGAAAGTAATGAATCCAAAGAACACAATAATAGATGAATATCCTGAAGATTCTATTGCTCCACTTAGAAGAATAAATGAGTCAGAATTAAAAAATCCTGAGCATTGGGATACATTTTGGTTAAAAGAAAAATATCCAGAGAGGTTTAAGTAATGGACAAAGTCAATCTAAATCCCAAGTATCAATCTCTATTTAATTCCGATAGTAGATACAGTGTCATTACTGGAGGTAGGGGTTCAGGTAAATCCTTTGCGGTAACAGTGTTCTTGTTACTTCTTACTTATGAGAAAAATAATAAAATATTGTTTACTCGATATACCATGACCTCAGCCACCATGAGTATCATCCCTGAATTCATTGAGAAGATTGAATTGATGGGGGTAATAGAACACTTTACAATTACTAAGTATGAGATTATAAACAATCTAACAGGCAGTTCAATATATTTCTCAGGGATTAGAACTGCAAGTGGAGACCAAACTGCTAAACTTAAATCTATTAGTGGGGTTAATACTTTTGTGTTGGATGAGGCAGAGGAACTTACTGACGAAGAGAGCTTTGATAAGATAGACTATTCTATTCGTGCCAAAGGTGTGAAGAACAGGTGCTTGTTAATTCTAAACCCTACCACCAGAGAACACTGGATATACCAGAGGTTCTATCAGAATAGAGACATCCCAGATGGATTCAATGGTCAGAGAAACAATGTGAATTATATCCACACCACCTACCAAGATAATATTGAACACCTTAGTAAATCCTTTGTGAATCAAATAGAGGACATGAAAGTTCGTAGACCCGATAAATTCAAACACCAAATCATGGGAGGTTGGCTACAGAAAGCCGAGGGTGTAATCTTTAGTGATTGGCAGGTTGGACAATTCAATGAGGATATAGATTTAAAGGCATGGGGCATGGATTGGGGATTTTCCAGAGACGCTTCAGTTCTTGTGAAAGTTGCCATTGACAAACATAGGAAAATTATTTGGATAAAAGAATATCTATATAAAAAGGGATTAGTTACTTCTAATCTATATGATGAATGTATCAGACACGCAGGAAAGGAGCTAATAATATGCGACAACTCTGAGCCCCGCTTGATTGCCGAATTGTCTACCAGAGGATTGAATCTAAGCCCTACGATAAAAAAGAAAGGGAGTATCTTATCTGGTATCGCACTGATGCAAGACTATACTATTAATGTAGAGGGAGAGAACTTGGTCAAAGAGTTTAATAACTATGCGTGGGCAGTAAATGGCGTAAAACCATTAGAGAATGGCTACGACCACTGTGTTGATGCAAGTAGGTACGCAATTCAGTATATGCTTACTCGTTCAGTGCCTAAAGGAATGTATATTGTAAAGTGATGAAAATATTAAATCTATACGCTTGTTTAGGAGGTAATAGATATAAGTGGGATAGTTCACATGATGTTGTAGCAGTTGAACTTGATGAGGAATTAGCACGATTGTATCAACAGAGATTTCCAGGTGATAAAGTTATAGTTGATGATGCCCATCAATATCTATTAGACCACTACAGAGAATTTGATTTTATATGGAGTAGTCCTCCATGCCCTACCCATAGCAGAGCCAGATTTTGGGCATCTAAAGGAGGTGTTCATAAACCTGTTTTTCCAGACATGAAACTTTATGAGGAAATATTATTTTTAGATAATTATTTTAATGGTAAATGGGTTGTCGAAAATGTAGTGCCTTTTTATAAACCATTACTTAATTTTACAAAATTAGGAAGGCATTTGTTTTGGTCTAACTTCAATATCCCCAAGAAAGATTTTAAAGATGCTAATATACATACTGGCACAATTTCAGAACATGAATCTTTCCATAAAATAGATTTAAAATCGTATAAAGGAAATCAGAGAAAATTAAAGATTGCAAGAAACCTGGTTCATTATGATGTAGGGGAATATGTATTCAACTGCATGGAATCATTTCTTAAATCGAATACTGTGACCCAACAATCTTTATTTTAATTTGGTAGATTCAAAAATAATTCATAGATTTGACTGTTAGTGATTATATATCTTGAAATTAATTACTTTTTTCATTTATTTTTTTAGTTAATAATTAGTTTGGAGAGCCACCTGAAAGGGTGGTTCTTTTTTTTTACATACTATCAAAATGTTAAAGTTTTGTTAAAGGATTTGGTAGGTCGAAAAATAGTTGTATGTTTGTAATGAAAATAAAGCTGACAAAGTTCTTGGGTACACTATCAGCTTTTAAAGGGGTAACAGAGATGTTGCCCTTTTTTTTATCATTTTATTTGGCAGTTGGAAAATAATTACTATCTTGCAGTCAGATTAACATTTAAAACTATAATATTATGACTATTACATTAGAAGAAATTTTAGACAAAGTATCAAACGGCAGAGTGTTCTCTGCTAACTTTATTAAGAAAGATGGTACTGAGCGTACAATGAACTGTAGGACTGGTGTTGTAAAACACGTCAAAGGTAAGGGTAGAAACTTCGACCCAATCACCGCTAAACTTATTCAAGTATTCGATATGAATAAGAATGGCTACAGATTTATCAGCTTTGATAGATTGAACTGGATTAAGATAGGTGGAAAGAAATACACTAACTTTAAACACAAGTAATCATGAAAACACCAACAATGAAAATCACACAACGAAGCCCAGAGGCTTGTTATGTTACAATCGAAAACCAATTTGGTAAATATACATTCTACATTGATAACTCCACAGGAGAACAAATTATGAAGTGTTGGAATGAGGAAGAACAAGACCCTGTAAAACTAATACATGATATCTGGAACGCATGATAGACCCAACAAACGACATAGAAGGAGATATCTTTGAAGAAGTAGTAGAAGATACCTTAGATTCAATAGAGAACAATCTATCATATATAATTGATGAGTATTTGAATACCTCAGCAGTTAAGAAAGAACACCATGAATGGTTTTACGATAACAGAAACGAAATAAAGGAAGCTATAATGGATAAGATATGTTTTAATATATTTTAAAAATGTAAGCATGAGAGGTATCGACAAACTATTTAGATTTGACCAGCTCAGTAGGGAGTCTCAGATTGAGGCTCTCTACAATGAGCGAAATGCCATCATGAAAGCAGGGTACTACTATGCTGATGAATCTATTAATAGTTTATTTGAATTTGCCAAAATTATAGGGTCAAAGGTTACTGACTTTAAAATAAATTTCTACGATGAAAGTAAAAAAAGCTACTGTAAGTTTAGAAATGTCTGGAAGTATAAAGATATAGATTGGTACGAGATAATAGAAAACCTTTCTAAGACCGATGGACTGTTCACTGGGTACTTTGCAGATGTCCACTTATTTAGATGCCTTAGAGAGTGCGTTTATGAGGACAATGAACTCAACCCTAATGTAATCCTTAAAGAGTGCTTTAACGCTTGGCTGAGTGCCTGTAGAGAGGAAGCAAACACATATCTTAGTGAGGATTATCTACAGAGTAAGTTTTTATCTGGAGACTTTCTGTTTCTGGAGGATGGCACTTACTTTTCAAGAGGAAATAATCCACTGAGTTATTTAGTGTGAAATAAATTCAATAGGTGTAAATTCAATAGCGTGGCAATTCAATACCTGGAAATGTGAATTTAATGGGGATGTGAATTCAATAGGTGTAAATTCAATAGGGGTTGTTCCAAAAAAAATTGGTTCAATCCCTTTCTTTTTGGCAAATGTTAAAGTTTTGTTAAAATTGGAAAAAGTGCGGATTTTCTTTGCTTTCTATATTTACTTTGATGTGTCAAACATGACAAAACAAAATAAATATTAACTAAAATTTTTTATTATGACTATTGAAGAACTAAGAAAAAAAAGACAAATTACAAACCTTGAAAATTTTCATAATACATTATATGAAGTGTATGATGAAGAAGAAACGTGCGCTGTTGTTTATTATTCTTCTAAACCTTTGGAACATTACAAAGACAAAAATTATGAACATGGGTTTAGGTGGACAGAATTCCATACTCAATATGGGGGACACATTGGGCTAAATAAAAATGGAAAATTTACTTTAATTCTTGACCGCTATGCATGGGAAGTTGAAAGTTTAGAAGAACTTGAAGAAAAACTACACGAATACAACATTGAAGAAGGATTCTACAATTAAAACTTATTAATATGAAATATATAGCAAAAGAAAACAATGAAATATTCCACTTTGAAGCGGATAATCTTGATGAAGCTTTGATGGCTTGTGAAATGTGGAATGCAACTTTAATCGGTAAAGAGTAAGATATGAAAGAATTAATGAAAAAATTAATAAAGATAATTGATAAAGTAAGTAAAATTATTTTAACTATTGTTTTTATTGCATTATTTATACTAATATTTATTAACGCTTAAAACTAAAATTATGAAAGTAACACAATTAAAAAGTCCACGCAGTGGTAACGAAGTACCAAATCAATTCGAAATTATAAACGGTGCTAAAATTTATTTTCAATCTTATAATAGCATGATTTGCAAGATTGACACTAACAAAAATTTAGTTTTCCTGGACTCTTTTTACTGGGACTATTCTCGAACCACAATAAAGTATCTTAAAGAGTTTCTTTATTCTCGTGCCTATTATGGTTTTTTGTCCACTGATGAAATAAGAACCAAAATAAAAACAAAAGAAATTAAATTAACTAACTTAAATAAATAAAATAATGGATTGTTTTTACGAACCTTTAAAAACTACATATTATAACGATATTTGTGTAAACTATTACCCATCTTTAAAATATCTATCTACAATTTATAAAGGTAATTTTTACTCACATCAATATATAGATTATACAACTAAACAAGCTTTAAAACTATTTAGAGAATATATAAAAAACGAACACAATGGCAAATAAAATACAATTCGAATACAACAGAAAAAGCAAAAAGGAATTAAAAGCTATTAATATTAATACTGTCGATAGATATTCTAAATGGCTGTTAAATGACTGCTCATGCCCTTACGATGAAATACAGTTTTTGATATCTACAATTTTAGAGAGCGACAAAAAACAAACTATAAAAGACGTATTAAACAACATGGAATAAATAAAAATAAATACTAATTAATTAAAATTAAGCACCAATTTAAGGTGCTTTTTTTGTACCCTATATTTTGGTAAATTGTTGTAAATCAATAAAAGAGGATTAAAAAGAGGTTGAAAAGGTAGCTTCCTACCCTCTCACACGCATTTTAAGGCACATTTAAGAGCGTTTTATGTTCTGGTGGACATCTTACTGCTTGAAAAAATTATCGTTCGTTAGAAAGGCTTATTTGAGGTACTCTGCGTGTTTTGTTATTATCTGTGTATATTAACCCACTCTCTACACAGACAACAATCTCCAACTGCCACTTGATTTATTCAAATATATTTTATATCTTGCAACGATAAACTATGGCAAAGAAACGCAAACCACTCTTCATCGGAATCTACAGGAAAGACCAATGGAAGTGTTGTTCATGGTGTATAGATAATAACATCAAGGTTTCTTTAGTGCCCAGAAGATATAACCAAGATGACTATCAAGTTGAGGTTAGTCTATTCGGCAAAATTACAAAAAGCAATGTAAGGTATTCACTTGAGGATGCACAAATGAAATATTGGGAATTGTATTGTTATCTCCATGACAAATACAACCAAGATTCTCCACATGACTAATTGGCACTAATATATATATAGTTATTTTTTTTATCATGTTACATGACAAGGTATATAGTAACACTGTATGTTACATTGTAACTATGTGTGTATACAGAGTTACGTTATATAATGTAACACTATAGATATATAACTATATATATTAATATGCCATTTAGACAGTTGGAATTAACGTAAGGTACATTTTATTAGATTTAAGTTATTATATATATGAATAGACAGATAGAGTTAGAAGTTCCCACTACCCTAAACGATATCACCCTTGGGCAGTATCAAAAGTATATAAAGGTAGTAGATGAGAATGAGGGAGCTGATGAATTTCTTAATAAGAAGCTCATTGAAATATTCTGTAACATTACATTGCGTGATGTAGAACAGATACCGATGGTAGAAGCAGAGAAGGTAATCTCTATTCTTGGCAAAGCATTTGATGAAAAACCTGAATTAATTAGGCACTTCAAATTACTTGATGTTGAAATGGGGTTTATACCTAAACTTGACGATATCTCACTTGGAGAATACATAGACTTAGAGAATTCTATTTCTGATTGGCAACAGATGCACAAAGCGATGGCAGTGCTCTTCCGACCAGTTAATTTTAAATCTAAGGATAAGTATACCATTGCTCCCTACTCTCCAAATGAGGACATTCAGAATCTCATTAAAGAGATGCCATTGGATGTCGTAATGGGGGCGATGGTTTTTTTTTACGATTTAGGGAAGGAGTTGTCGATAGCTACCCTGAATTATATGGAGAAGGAAATGGAGAAGAATCCCCAGACCTCACCGCTCAAGGAAACTTTAGCTCAAAGTGGGGTTGGTATCAGTCAATTTACGCACTTGCTAAAGGAGATGTCCTCAAATTCGATGAGGTTACCTCACAAGGAATATTTAAGTGCTTAAACTATCTGGTGTTTGAAAAAGAGAAAAACCAGTTGGAATCTCAAATGATAAAGAACGCATATAAAAAATAATGAAAACATACTACAACCTTATTGATAACATCTACAATTATCTTATTGGCAACAACAATATCAATACCGTAACATTCGGAGATATATTGGAGGTGGACTTGTCCAAGCAGACAATCTTTCCACTTGCCCATGTTAATGTCAATGATGTTACGTTTGATGAGTTTAAAATGACTTTCTCAATGAATGTTATAGTGATGGATATTGTAGATGAAGATAAGGATGATAAACAAAATGTATCAAAACCTCACTTGGGGTTGGATAACAAGCAAGATATTCTCAATACAATGCTTACTGTTGTTAATGGATTGCAAAGTTCACTTCGTAGAGGTGGTATGGAGTCCAATGACTTTGAGCTTAATGAAGCTGCAACTGCGAGTTTGTTCGAGGATAGGTTCGAGAATCTGCTCACTGGTTGGTCAATGGTTATCAATATAGAAGTGCCTAATAATGATATGGCACTAATTAACGCTGATGG